AATGAAGATAGATTTTAAGTGATCAAACGTATCCTTATAGAATTTGGTTGAGGATAATTTTGAGAAACTATCGAATAATCTCTTAAAATCAAACATTGAATCTGATTTTAAGCAAGAATATAAAATGCAAATTATTTTAATCTTTTTAATGAAGATCGTATTTCTGGACACCCTCTAAAATAATCAGATACTACATTGATATATATGACTCAAAAATGATTTACTGGAAAGAATAGTAAATCATTTTTGAATTTTTTTACCAATGTTGTATTTCTGGACACCCTTCTAAGTCAATGTTAGGATCACAAAAGGGATAACGATAGAAGGTCCGTGAAGAGTTTACTGATCCCTCTTTTACATAACGAATAATTATTTTGTTACATAGTTCGACAATATATTTTCTTGATCTGGTTCATATTGTGTCGATTCATACACAGATATGTTAGAGTGAAGTACACGTAAACGTGTACAACATTTATATGAATAATCGGAAAATTTGTCACATTTCCTCATACCATCAAATATTTTTGACGTGATTCGATTAACTGTGTTATAATAGTCCATGGATACATAAAATTTCATTTATGTCTGAAAATGATTCAATTTTTGTTCACAACTAACTAAGCCCGTCGACTGAAGAAGAGGGATAATTGGTTGAGAATCAAGCCACGTAAAATGATAAAGACATCATCAAAACCTTCATATTTCATGCGACCAGGCGGTAAAATAACCTCATGTTCAGAGAAGTCATCATCATCTTCAATGACAGAATAATAGAAACAATGTGTTTGTAGAGGTAACATAATTTTCATATGATAATCTCCAAATGATCCAGATTTATCATACATTGGATCCACATATGGGTCTGATGTGGATGTGTAAGTCACTGTTTCAACTATATCACCAACTTGCAATGGGAATAAATATCTTCATTTACATCACGATTAACTACTATTGTGTCTTTGGTTTCAATGTGACTAACAAGGCGATCTAATTCTCTAAAACATACAATCCAATATCCCCAATACTTTAGTTTAGATACATCATTATTACGAATAGCTTGGTTCACAACGGTTGCATCACCTCTCCAGACCATAATTTTATCTACAATGGTATGATTTTCAGATATAATTCTTTGGAGTCTTCAATCAATCTATTCATGGGTATGCTGTCAATTGTGTTAGAATTAGTCGTCAATTGTATTAGAATTCAATTCAATTTGACCCTGTTATATTATCATTTGAATCACATTCAAATATTGGTCTTTTTGCCTTTCGAATTGCGATGGTATATTTAATTTGGGCATATGTGATAAAGGATGGACATAATTTCTTGATGGGTGCTAATTTTGATGTATCACCAAAAATTGGCTCAGCATCTATGATAGATGAAACATTTCCGGCAATATCTTTAGTGAAACCTAATCTTGTTAAATCACATTTTAAACCATGTTCCAGGCACCCTGCTAGATGGTCTTCAATTGTTCTAGTAGTCAAATTCCTTTCTTTGGCTATTTCTTTGATGTTTTTTCCTTGACTAAATAATTCATATGTTTCACGTTGGGTTTTAGGTACATTAGATTTTATTTCGGGCGAATTTGGTTCATCTGTAACATCTTCAAGTGGTTTTGGAACGGCTCTAATTTTGGTTTGAGGTAATAATTTTTGGCTATTTTCTCGTAAATTATCGTTAATCATTGTGATTTTAAATGATGGGTTAATGTGATTCAATCTTACCCAATTGATTCCCTTTGTTGTAATGTATATGACAGAACCGAAACCACTACTCATTGTCTTCTCGAAAACTAAACCTTCGTTAATGACATACTGAACACAATTTTTCCACCAATCAAGACTATGAATGTGACCATCTCCGAAATTTGGATGACGCTTGAACAAAATGGGTATCTCTTTCCCATTGGAACCACGTAGAACATTAATTAATTTAACTTTTCCTGATTTACCAGAAAAAGCACTGACTAATTCCATGAACATTTTAACTTCGGATCCAACATCAGTCGTCGTTAATTGGCTAATTGATAGACAATTATCACAACACAACGGATTGACAGTTTGTATCGTTTCTCCGAAATAATCCAGTAAAACTTGTCTTCGACAGACGGTGGTATACAAATACTTTTCGATTGCAACGATCATAGTCTCTTTGTACTTTTTCATTACAGGGTCTTGTACGTCCTTTAAAAATGATCGATTAATCGTGAAATCAGACGGTGAATAAAACACATGACATTGACTTGGTTGCCCATCTCGCCCACCACGACCCATTTCTTGATAATATGATTCAATGTCTTTAGGACATCCATAATGTATAATTTGTCGTATATCTTTTTTATCAATACCCATACCGAAAGAAATTGTCGCTACAATACAAGTGATTTTATCATTAATGAAATTATGGTGTATTTGATTGCGAATATCACTTGCGAGACCAGCATGATATGCATCACATAAAACACCAAAACTTTTCAACATTTCCGCTATCTTCTCAGTAGCTCTTCGTGTTTGACAGTAAATTATTGTGCATTCACTACATTTTAGGAGCGGTGAGAGATCAGATAATGGATCATTTTTCAGATGGACATAAAATGAAAGATTGGGTCGATCAGCCCCAGTTCGGACAATGACAGGATTTGATAATTTTAAAAGAGCAATAATGTCTGTTTCAACTGTCGGTGTAGCTGTACCCGTTAGGGCCAAAATTGGAACTTTCGGTAACCATTCCCGTAAACTTGATAATTGTAAATAGGATGACCTAAATGTATTACCCCATAAGCTAACACAATGTGCTTCATCTATGGCTATCACTGATATACCAATTTGCTTATAAATGGTGATAAGCAAATCATGTAAATGAACAACAGTTTCTGGTGTAGTATAAAGAATTCGATATACACCATTAAGGATATCCGAATGTAACTGATACTTATCCTTAACAGTTGAGTTGTAACAACACGCCTTAACACCATTTTTTTCAAGATTGCTTCGCTGATCTTCCATTAGGGATAGTAGGGGTGATATAATTATTGATAACTTATTAGTGATTATGGCTGGCAATTGATAACATATACTTTTACCATGACCTGTTGCCATAACACAACAGACGTCAGACTTTTGTTTGACAATGGCCTCGATTATTTCACGTTGCTTATATCGAAATTCGGTGAAACCAAATGTCTCACGTAGATAATGTTCGAACTTTTTAACTTTCACAATTTTTTTAGAAGACATTTATTACATACTAATTAAAATTAAATTTGAGTAATGATCAATTTTAATTTTATCTGTTGTTTAAATCAATAATGATGCAAGGTAGATATAACTCCGTTCTGGATATATTTGTGTTATTCCATTCGACAATGTCAATCTCAATTCTTTAACGACACCATAACAAGGATCAGTCAACAATGTGTTTGTAACACGTATAATCTGATATCCTTTATTGAACTGATTCTTAACAATGGCCGTCACATCGATGAATGTGCTACCACTACCATATAAGGCGGTAGTAATATATGAAATTTTAACCATATTGTAGTGTGATGTAATTTGACTGAGTGAAACAATTGAATGTTCCGGGAAAATTTGCGAATTATTATCATTAAATGTAACACGTAACTCTTTAACAACTCCAGGATATGGATCTGTGAATAAATTATTTTCAACTTTAATAGAATGAGATCCACGACTAAATTGGTCCTTGAAAACACCGGTTACATCTTTGTACCGTGTGTTTTTCCCATACAAAACACGACTTATGTTTATATAATTAAGATCAGATTGATAGACGATCTGATTTTCTGGTATTACCAGGTATATACCATTATTTATTTCTATTTGTAATTCTTTGACTACTCCATAATATGGATCAGTGAATAATTTATTTGAAACCAATAATTGTGTGTTGTAGGTGAAATGATTTTTGACAATTGATGTCACATCAATAAATTTAGTGTTTTACCGTATAATGCATTATTAATCATATTAACACCAAATTCTAAGTCATTAATTTCCCTGACTGTCCATAAATCCCAAACATATGTTGAATTACACATATAAGTATATGGAATATAACATACACCATGATCACCCCCAATCGGTTCCCCACGAATTACACACAGTGAAACGTTGTGTTGCATCATCAAACCATAGCATGACCTCCTAAAATTGCCTCTCCTTTGCTGGGAATAGACACAAGACTATCACTTCCCACACTACCAAAAGATTTATATACCATTATTCCGAACATGAATGGGTATCCCGTGATGAGAAATTGTTTCATCTGATTGATATCTGGTAATAATTTTACATAATATGTCGTTAAATGTGCATAACCACTTATATAGGCTACATTTGATGGTTTGATTGCATATTGAGAAATATTATATGGCCATATTGTTTCAGGACATGCACTTGTTGACTAACAAGGTGCATCCCGCATATATGCTCCACTGTCTTCTGAAACAGTACCCTCTAACACCCTTATATTATAGTAGATAAATAGGCGTGATGGTGTCAACTGACACATCAGTTGATACTTAATTTGATCAAATTGTATACAAAAAGCTGCCGCATTAGCCACACATGAGTTAAGTTGTCCCTGGTCATAAATTGGCGGACATACAGGTCTCAGATCAATATTGTTTATTGTGGCTAATTGATCCTGATTGATTGATAATGATAAATAAGGATCGTTATGATGAACTTGGTTCTCATCTCGTTTACAACCAAAATATTGTTGTGTTATCATCTATATTATAATATTTGACAAGAAAAGTTTATACCGCCATTTTACTTGAGACATGTTTGTAAAAATTTCAAATTACGTTTTTGATTTTTGGTATTAATTAGTTGTTTATGATGAGTTTCTTTTTTAATCAGATCGTGTTCGATAATATTGTACCATGATATCTTTTCATGAACATATTGACACACTAAAACAGTTAAAGCAATATTGTAATTGATTGACATTCCACGAACAATCAGTGAATGTTTAATTGGGTCATACATAATATCCCCTGTCATACTCAATACTTTATTAAGGATAGACAAAGGTATATTAATGTGGGCGTATGTATATAAAAATCCAATATGTGGATATGGGAAATGATTGAAACATTCTTCATCTAGAATGTCAATCCGTTGAAATATGTGATATTCAGGATTATTGAGTCCCGGATGTTGCCAAGAAGCCATACCACCTTTGTTGGGATTTAATGTGGTCGGTTGACCCAATTCATTAACAATATCATAATATTTTTGAAAGGGTGTCTGAAAATAATACTTGTCAACCATTTTTTTGAATTTTTCATAATATTTAGATGATTGTGTCCACAATATTTGTGATGACATTGAGATATCTTGTGAATGTAATTGTGATGGTGTAGAATTCTGTGCTATTGGTGATGTAACTACCGGTGGGATCTCCGATGGTTGTGTGCGCTGGAATGCACGGGAGCTGAGAGCTGCCGAATACCATTCATTTTCACTCGATTTTTTAGGGTCTCTCACCATCTCTTTGAGCCGTGGTGTGGGCCTGTTTGGGGTGTAGACTGAGACAGCTAACTCCCGATTTAGATTACTGTATGTATCATCTGTTTGTATATTATCTACGAACTGTTGTTGGTGACGGGAATGAGGTACTGTATTGGTAGTTGGTACAATTTCACCATCACATTCCAATTCACCTGTTGCGCTCCAGTTACAATTACTATACTGACTAAGTAAATATGACATTATATTTATAAACGTGAAAATAAATTCACAGAAAATATAAGTATTACTTGATATATATATGTATGTATGAATATTGACGTATATATTCGAGAAAGTAATTTGAAGATCATTAAAGAGACACAAAATACAGATTTGGTTGATCCAATTACAAAAATCACTGATAATTTGTATTTGGGACAGGGAAGAGTTACGGCATATGCTGAAATTTTGTCGAAAATCGGTATCACTCATATTGTCTCAATTGGGCGGACACCACATGAATCAGTTCAAATGGGTCCCTTTTATAAATTTGAACTTCAAGGAGCACTGGATGTAGGACACGAAAATTTGTCCACTCATTTTCCAACAACTTTCAATTTTATGAGGAATGCCATTAAAAATGGTGGTCGTGTCTTCGTTCATTGTGAAATGGCTGTTTCACGAGCACCTACGATTATGATTGCCTTTTTACGAGCTAATGGGTACTTTGATTCTTTACAAGAAACGTATGACTATGTTAAACAGAAGAGACCCTGGATTTCCCCTAATTCTGGATTCAAAAAACAACTACAAAAGTTTTTTTCAGAAAAACTGAGCTAATAATTAATTTGTGACTAATAATTTCTTGGCAATTAATAGTACATTATCTTCATGACCAATTTTATTTGGTAAATATTCTAATCTAAACAATAAATCAGGATATTTTACTCGCCACTCTTTGATTTTATTATCCCATTGTGGGATACATTCTGTTACAATGTCTTCAATAATATTAAAATTTTCGGGTATCTATTGCTATAATTCCCCAATAATTGTCGGATTAGTTTGGTCACAATAATATGTTTTTTCATAATTTGACATAGAGCGGTCTCTGCAAAAAGATTATAAATGCACATAGCATCAATGTCAATTGATTTATATTTATAGCCAGTAATGATCGATAGATCATTATTTGCCCGGTATGTTTCAAATAGATCAGGATGTTCCCTATAAACCAAATACCATATATTGAGTTCCAAGACCAACCATGAGTCGTTAAGAATCATTTTCAAGCATTGTTGTTTTGTGAACTCAGCAAATTTCAGATGTAATTTTTGGGCCCCATATAAAGATCCTCCAAAATACCAACAAATGTGTTCTTTGATATACTGATTGAAATTAAAACATGTTGCAGCTAAATTCCACATCTGTGGCATCCGGATTGACCGAGTGTATTGATTCTCCAATTGGTATAATCCTTCAGTAAATTTACTAAATCTGTCATCGGGTGTGTATATGAGTTTATCCATAAATTGATAGATTCCAAAATCGATCCACATGTATTGTTCACTATTATATTTGTTCAATTCGATGGCTTGTTTGACCCATTCAGTTTTATGACATTGTATCATAAAATACTCAACAGTATCTTTTTCTGGACAACTGGTTGAAACTGTGACATTTTAATAAATCTCGATATTGGTATAAATAAATATCAGTCAACTTATATGGTATAATTGTATTGTATTCTGGCAAATCATTGATTATTTTCCGACCAATTGCTCATCTATAAACACAATCTCAGGAGTTTTGGTCCAAGTTGTAAATATTGATCGATTGATTTTGTTGGATTACGATTGACCCCACTGATGAACGCACTAACAATTGTTAACTTATGTTGCATTATGATAGTAAATATACTGATAAATTTATACACTTTAATCTGAAATAATTAAGATTCTTTACGAGTGTTAATGTTGATGTGATCACCAATTACTTAAAAAGAAGATCATATTATATATGTCATTCAAAGCTCCATCCTTGTATAGTGATCAAATTGATAATATTTGTCTTGAATCCTATCCCTGTCAGCACAGTGTCTGTTCCGATAATGGGTGTCAGATCATGTCTGGAATTGAAATTGTAAAATTCTCAGAAAACTCGGGAAACATATTCCAAAGCATTTTGTGTATGTAATTGACATGAACCCGAATAATCCAAACAATATGTGACCCATTTGTTACGACTAGTGTCCAAAATTATCACATTGAATTTTTGGACTCTCTAAGAGGGTGTCCAGAAATACGATCTTCGTTAAAAAGATTAAAATCAAACATTGAATCTGATTTAAGCAAGAATATAAAATACAAATTATTTTAATCTTTTTAACGAAGATCGTATTTCTGGACACCCTCTAAAATAATCAGATACTACATTGATAGATATGACTCAAAATGATTTACTGGAAAGAATAGTAAATCATTTTTGAATTTTTTGACCAATGTTGTATTTCTGGACACCCTCTTCGTAATTACTGATACATTCACTGTGAAATCCATTGACGGATCACAAGGATTTGGAAGAAACCCAACTGATCGAGGAAGAAAAGGACTCAAAGTGTCTTTGATCTGTGACAAAAATTTAGTCACGCATGCCGTACATGTGGTTGGTGCTAACATTCATGATGCTAAAATCTGACCAGAGACCATTGATGTATCCATGACAAATCTGACTGGTTTGAATTGTTTGGCTGATTCAGGATCCGCAGGCCGCAGATATATTGACCAGATAGAGCACAAACATAAGATACATCTCATCTCAAAACCAAAAAGATCTCCCTCATAGATGAGTCATCACCGACCAACCAAAGAAATGACTATGCTCAATCAATATCGTAATCGAATTGAGCGATTGAATGGTAATATTAGAGGGTTTAGAGGACTGATGATCAAATACATAAAGACCGTTGATTCATATCGGACATATTTGTATTTAGCATTACTATGTATCACATGTTATCAATTGTTGTCCATAAGTAAACATCCACAGATTATCTCATGTGGTGTCACTCTGTGTGTTTCAAGTTTATAGAAAAAATAAAAATACCTATGGATCATAATAAAATATTTATTTTTAAATAATCAGATACTACATTGATAGATATGACTC